TGATAGAGTTTCTTTTCCTTTCTAGATGCTACACCAATTCTTGTTAAAGTCTCACGAACCTTTAAGAAATCATCTGGTTCATTCAACACAACCTCCAGCATCTTATCTTGGGCCCACTCTACAGTAGGTTCAATCGTCGAAGCCGTCATTTTTTTCCTCCAGTATCAAGTCGTTGTTTAATAAATTTAATTTGTTCAGGGGTTAATATCTTCAAAGCATTTGCTGCTTTTTCGTTACTATAACCATAGTATTGTTTGATGATTTCGAGGTCTGTGACTTTATCCTTGCGGAGCCAGGGACTAAATCTTTTCTTTTTTCTCAAAGTATTTAGATAAAAAGAATATTGCATATCCTTATCTAAAAACGAATATTTATTCATCTCATTCGCAAACATAATACAATCAAGATGACCTGATAAACAACGATTGATAATATAAGGAGCATAATCCTTTATAGCATCAGGATCATCCTCTCGTAAATCTTGTTTTGTAAAGTTGATAGAATTCAACCAATCTTTAAGTTCAGTCATTTAGGTAATTTACGATTAAAGTTCCAGTAATCAAATTTCAACCAAGTATAGTATATCCCACATAAAAACTTTTGTACAAAATATTCAAGGTATAACACTGATAGTATACCCCATTCTTCTAACGTTAATTTACGATACTTCTTCCAACTCATAGCATATTATCCCTCCAAGGATCAAAACAAGGGGTCTGACAAAGAGGTTCATTCCAAGGATTAAGGAGTATAGAAATTCTTTCTCCCCCTTCAAAAAGTTCAACATCGTGATAGATATTGGGCCCAAAAAATGCCATTCGATTTGTCTTTGGTAAAAGGATAGTTCCATTTTCAAACATCAGTCTACCACCTTTTAAATCTTCAGAAACATAAGGGTAATATACTGTAGTACAAATAGGATATTTTAATTCACCAGTTGTCTTTTCCAATCGATCATCATGATCACGATGCCATCCACAAGGACGAGTATTCATACGAATCCAAGTTTCATATCCAATAGACTTTGATAAATCAAAATGCTTACCAACAATATCAAGAAGATGTATTAAATATTTTCTACCACGATGTTCCTCTTCCCAATCAAACCAAAACACATCCAGATCATCTATACGTGGTTTCCAGTCACCATTAAGTTCTCTAATTAATTTTAAAAAATCTGAATGCTCATCTTCAGGAAAAACATCATCCATCACATAAACATCAAATTCTACATTACGGGGATTTTCTAACATCTATCTAATAATTTGAATGTCATCATCTTCAGTCCAGAGTTCGACCTTATCTCTGAAACGATTATCTTTCTTAAGAGTTTCATATCTTTTAGTGGCCTTGCGTTTCCACCAAGAAATAATATTCTCAAGATAAAACTTATCCCAATTCTGACCTGGAACTAATTTATCTTGTTCTTCATTAATTACCTCACGAACGTTACCATATCCATAATCAGAAATATAAAATCTCTTTTTCTGAGTAAGACCATATGCCATACTAATTACATCATTAAACTCTTTAAGTTTATCCTGATCCTTGAGAGATTTTTTAATCCAAGCAATCATCTTGGTTTGTCTTTTCATCTTCTTAGAAGAAGCCTTATTGTCTGTTAACGGTGTATTATTATTTAATTTGGTGAAATGATTATGTAACTTATGAAACACCTCATCGTGAAGGAGTGGGAGAAACTTACTCTCAGTTAACCCTTTATACCTCATAAACGGTTTAAGACCGTCATACTGTGACGCAGAGGTCGTAGAACCATACAATGAAGTGGTCTCAAACAAAGCAATATCTTTATCAAATACTTCATTTAAAGTCTCCCTTGCAAAATGAGAAACACACATTAATGCAAGAAGTTTACCTCCAAGATAATTATATCCAAAAGGTTGAGATGGAACAATAACAAATCCCATCGCAGCGTGACGATTAAACACTGAAAGATTGGGCGGTTTACCCAACCATATATTTCTTGGTTTAGAATTAATAGTCGGTGAACCGAACCGTATAAACCCTACAATTTTTTGTGTTCTCTTTTCATATACTATCCAACGCAATTCTCTACCAGGAATATTACTTTCATTATTATGTGAAGATACAGCAGCTAAAAGATTCTTATAATGATCTTGAGGAACAGATTGCTCAAATCTATCTCCAACAAATTTTACATCAAACTCCATCTCCTCAGGATGAATATCTTCATTCAGAAATTCATCTTGTAAAGGAAATAACTGATTAGTCTGAAGAACAACTTCCTTCTTTACATAACGAAGATAATCTTCAATTGATGTAAAGTTCTTAAAGTAATCAATAAACTCATCAGCAGCCCATGTAGCATCTGACTCACTTATTATCATTTTATAAGCATAGGATGATTATCCCAAGGATCGTGGGGAATACCTATATGCATCTTTATAGGAGCATCTAACACTCTATCAAGACTCTCAGCCATTCTACGGAAACCACCACCAACATACATCTGACCAGCAAATACTGTTACTGTAGCAGTACCCCAGAAGATATAATACCATCTAGACTTAACTTGATGTCTTTGTTTCTTTTTCATTTTCTTTTCCTTTAAAGTCACGGTTTCCATCTTTGTTTGTATGGTGAATAATAATTTTAGCATCTAACTCGCTGTTAGTTGCATTAGGGTTTGCAGTACCCCTATAAATTACTTTGTTGTCATCAGTCATCTGGTTCATATTCAGAAGGTGCAGTGTCCTCCCAGTTTGGAGGTTCTTTTTCCCAAGGTCTTTGGTGATTAAGATTCAACCACCTTTTAATAATGTCTAAAACCTTTTTCATCTGAACTCACATTCTACCATAATTTCAGTTAAACACGCAAGAAGATTTATTTCTTGATCCGCTACGAAGGCAATTTGGTACTGGTACTTAGCAAGTATAAGAACAGCAGCAGGGATGGAAGGAGGAACCAAGGAGTCTGTAAGAGAATCGTAAATACGACGGAGTAAAACAGCAGGATCGTTGTCCAAGTTACTGACACACCATTTACGTACTTCCTTAAAATTCTTTTCTTTGAGATTTTTAATGAGATCATTTACCGCAACGTCAGAGAATGTAGCTAATATTCCACTATCTATCTTACCACCAACAGAGTATCTTTGACACTCATTTAAGATTCTTCTCCAGTCTGGGAAGTGTTTGTTGATGAGTTCGATGAGTACTTTCTTATCACTTTCAATCCGTTCTTCGTCCAAGATGGTATTAAGTCTATTGAAAAACGCTGCTTGGATTTGAGGTTTCTCTTTACCTTTGATGCCGAACTCGACAACAGCACACCGCGAGTGGAGGGGTTCGATGATTTTATTTTTATAGTTGCAGGTGAAGATAAATCTACAGTTGTTGGTGAACTCCTCAATAGACGCTCTAAGAAGGAGTTGTACGTCGGCAGTGGTATTGTCTGCCTCGTCGATGATGATGACTTTATGCTTTGACTCGCTGCTAAGAGATACTGTAGACGCAAAGTTCTTGGCATTATTCCGAACTGTATCAAGAAACCTTCCCTCATCGCTTCCATTAATGACATAGTAGTCTACCCCCAATTGATTACAGAGTGCTTTTGCTACCGTAGTCTTACCAACACCAGGAGGTCCAGCAAGAAGCATATTCGGTATTTCACCCCTATTTAGAAAATCACTAAAGGTTTTCTTAATATTCTCTGGGAGAATACATTCATCAATTGTCTTGGGTCGGTATTTCTCAACCCAGATAAAGTCACTCATAATCCTCTGAGTCTAACATAATAAGGTGCAAGAGAATGTGTATTCCACCCAGCTGAGGGTGGTTTAATACCTCTCTCTAAATTTAATTCTTGAAGAAGACACCAAGTTTGTCTATCTTCATCCCACTGTAATATCTCAACATACTCTATACCATCATTCAATAATTGAACAGCTTGATCTTGAGCATCCGTCCAATCCCCACACTCTGCTTCAGAAATTTGAGTGCGAGGATATTCATCATTTAATGCACATACTTTATACATCAACCAAATGTTGAATCAGGTTCTAAAGCTATATAATACTTCAGTGCATAGTTTTGGCAAGTAAATCGTGACAAAAGTTTTTGTGAAACATCTACACGATATGTACCAGGAAGAATCTTAATATTCTCAACTTT